CCCAGAGACGCGCAACCACGAGTTGGTCCAGAGGGTTTGCCTGGGGAGAATTTGCCGATAACGAAACGCAAGTATGGCTAGCAAAAGAAACCAAAAGTCAGACATTCAAACTCCCAGTGTAGGCTGGCTCACGGCCCTTGCCGGGGAGCTCAACGTCGGCTTCCCGCCCGAAGGAGAAGGCTGGGCCACGATGGCGCAAATTTGTGAGGCCACCGGGCGTGATCATCAAAACATTCGCGTTTTGCTGAAGCGCCGAAATGCGGAGATGCGTAAATTCAAGGCGGTCACAACGAGCGGCAAGGTGATCGTGACGCCGCACTATCGCATCCCGAGTTAGTCGTCATTTTCAATTTATTTTGAAAACGTGTTGAATGTCCGGATTTTTACTCACTTAAGTCGTTGCCTTAAAGTTGCTTGTGAGCCAGCACATCTTGAGTTGGGCGTTTTTTTGTCCAGGCGAACTCGAACAAAACGCATTCATGCGCGTACATTCAGGTCAAATGTTGGTACATTTTGGCGCTTTGTTTGAACATTCGCAGCAAAACGTGTGACGCCTAGGCGTCACACATTGAAGCGTTCATAATAAAGCACTTACAGAAAAGAGAAATAAAATCCTTCTGAAAGGCGTCACAAAGCGTCACACGACGGATTTTCAAATCAATGCAAGCCCATTGGCATCATGACCTTTCAGAGAACATCGAAATTTTGACTGAGGCTTTCTAATCCGTCGGTCACTGGTTCGAATCCAGTCGGGCGCGCCACTTTAAGTGCTTCATGTTAAGCACTTCCCTCTGAAAAAACGTGTGACGCCTAGGACGTCACACGGGGCACGTTTTGCCACGTTTTACCACGTTTTACCACGTTTTAGCGTTAAAATGTGGCACACAACGTCACACGCTTTTACAGTGTGAAAATGAAAATTCGTGAGCGCGTGTTACCCAGTGGAGCCAAGGTTTGGCAGCTCGACTTGGGCGTGATTGGTGCAAAACGGATCCGAAAGAATTTTTCAACCAAGGGCGAGGCGTTACAGGCTTTGCGTCAGGCAAAAGACGCCAAAGAAGACCGAGGCGTTGCAGCATTTGCTCAGGATCCCGTCGTCACCGGCTGGCTCAACAGGTTGGCCGCGGACGGCCTGACGCTGACCGAAGCGCTAGAAGCGTTTTACGCAGGCCGGACCATTGTTGGTCCAGCAACGTCTCACGAAAGGTTAGTTGAATCCTATCTCGAAGAATTGAAACAGCTTCGCCGGTCTGAGTCGCACATTCGCGACGTTCGTCAGGTGCTTGGGCAATTCATGGCAAACTCGGACGGACTCTCCGAGTTAACGGCTGACTTTGTGAAAGCCTACGTCACCGGCAACGGCTTTGCGCCAGCGACTCAACGCAGGATTCTGTCGACGCTCAAAACTTTTTGTAAATGGCTCGTGCGCAACAAGCACGCGACAAGAAATCCGCTTGCCGGTGACGAGAACTACATTCGCCTGGCTAAACCTGAAGCCGTTGAAATTTTGTCTTTTGGTGTTACGGAATCACGTCGACTTTTGGAATGTGCACAGCTTTCGGAACATCGAATCCTTTTGGGATGGCTGGCATTGGCGCTGTTTGCAGGCGTTCGCCCGCAGGAAATTGCTAGACTCGAGCGCAATAGGTTGGACCTTGAGTCGGGAAACCTACGCATAACGGCCAGAGCATCCAAGACGGCTCAGACTCGAGTCATATTGTTGGAACCCATTGGGTTGAAATTACTCAGAGAATGGTGTGCAGAAGTATCATCTGATACTCAATTTCAAGTCACAGGGCACCGCAAGCGCATGGAGAGGCTTCGCGATGCTGCTGGTTTGCGTGACGTTTGGCCGCATGATATTTTGCGTCATACATTTGCGACCATGTATTACGCCATGTTTCAAAACCGAGCGCAGCTTCAGGCGATAATGGGGCACTCTGGGTCCGAAAATACTTTATTTCAACATTATAGAGCCGTTTTGACCGTCAGCGGCGAAACCGTAACCGGGAGGATGGCCGCTGAGTTTTGGGCGCTGACTCCAAAACGTTGATGGTGAGGACATAATAAAAAACTTTAAGTTTTTCTTTGAAAGAAAAAGAAACAAGGTGTAAACCACCTGCATGCCAAACCAACGCGCCAAAGGAAAGGTAATGGTTGGTGCTTGGGTTGATCAGGAACTAAAGCATCGATTTGTGGCGTTGTTGTTTTCTCGCGGATTCAAAGACTCAAACTCTTGCCAAGAGCATCTCATTCAAACTTTTGTTGACTCGGAGAACGTTCCTCCATTTATACCACCAGACTCGTCAAAACTTTCAACCGCCCCATTATGCCCGCCCAAAAAAATCAAATCCAAAGAACAAAATCCTTAATGCTGAATTTGAAGTTATCAGATTTTCAAGAGCTGAGCACGCTTGCCGCGTCGTTCGGTCAAAGGCCGGGCAGATTTGCGCGAGAAACATTAATCAGTGCTGTTGACTCTTGCAAAAATGTTCATGGGTGTTTATCACCCTCCAGACTCCAGACTCCAGACTCCAGACTCCAGACTCCAGACTCCAGACTCCAGACTCCAGACTCCAGACTCCAGACTCCAGACTCCAGACTCCAGACTCCAGACTCCATTGGCCTCAATTAGTTTGATTATCAGCGTCCTTTTTTTCGCGGTGGGTGTTTACCACCCAGCCCTTTGACCGGCGACAATTTGCCAACAGGGCTGCATTTTTGCCACTAGGTGTTTACCACCCAGCCATGTACCTCCAAATTTCAATCACTCTCCTGCTGCTCGTTGCCTGGGGAGCACTAATCACCACCGTATCGGCCAGAGCATCGGCCCGTGCGTACAACGCCGGTTATTTCGCCGGTCATGCAGTCGCAACCAGAAACAAAACAACCCTATGAACGACCAATTCATCGAAATCTATTCCGCCATCATGGCGCGGTATGGGTGCAAAAAGAGCAAAGCGCAATACGTCATCAAGCATTACCGGCGGCTACTTGAGCCGGTACGTGGACGCAAACTGATGGTCCGCCCATGTAAGCTCGCGCTTTTGGATCAAGCACTCGGGAGGGCGAAATGAACACTCCTCGCCACTCCCTTTCCATTGGCAGCGCCTGCTTGGCGCTCGCATTCCTCGACACCATAGCCCTGTCGTTTTACTCCGGACAGCCGGAGGCCGGGCTGATCTTATTTCCGCTGCTCGGCGCGATATTGGTCGCAGCGGTCGCAGCAAAACGCATGCGGTTTCTAACGCTGGGAGGCTCTCTATGACCCTGACCGACGCGCAAAAGGACGTGGCAAGCGCTGCCGACCTGAAGACAGCTTTGGTTGTCCAGGAGCTCCTCGTCGAAAAGTTCAAGGCCAAGCTCGACAAGGCAGAGGACTTGATCAGTCGCTTCATCGAGGCGGCTGAGGCGGCAGATCAAGATGGCGACTGGACGCAGCTTGATGCAGTGGTCAAGGAGGCAATGGATCTATGAGAAAGAAGCGAGATCCATTGCTGAACTACCTGCTTGGGAAAGCCTGGCAGGCGCTCAACCTGGTCCACCATAAGGAAGCGGTGAGACTTGCCGCCTGCGACTGCGAGCAGCTCGGCTCCAAGGTGGCCTTGGAAGAAGCCGTTCCGCACTTTCTCCCGGGCAACGAGGAGCTGGCTGATGCTATTCGGGAATTCATACGGAGGCATGACTGCCCATGAATGCAAAGAATTTAGACGGAGTTTTTGAAGAGCTACGAGTTACCAAAATGCAGTTGGCTAAGGCAAGCTCACTGCTCCAATTCGCTGCGTGGGCGCATTCCATTGGCCCTTGCTCATCGGAGCTTACGGACCTTATCACTCTGGCTCACGAGACTCAGAGCCTTGAGCGCTGGAATGAAGCTTTTGCGCTGAAATCCAGCGAGGAGGTTGCATGATCTGCGCCATTGATCCCGGTGCGGGTGGTGGAATTGCCTGGCTGACGAACGAAGGCGCTGAGTGTGCACCGATGCCGACAACTCCAGTCGACGTGGCCGACACTATTCGAACGCTTGTTATCGCTGGGTTTCGGACGTGCGTCCTTGAAAAGATCCCGATGCACGCCGGGAAAAACGGCAGCGCGATGATCAAGCTCGGAGTGCGCTACGGTGAAGTCCGTGGCGTGTTGGCGACTTTAGGGGTCCGAGTTGTCGAGCTCACTCCCGGCGAGTGGCAAAAGGCTATCAGCGCCGGGGTCAAGAAATCACACGGCACCAAGTGGAAGGCGCACTTAAAGGAAATGGCACAGGCCTTTTTCCCGCACTTAAAGGTCACTCTCAAGACAGCAGACGCACTGCTCATTTTGGAGGCAGGCAGGAGGTTACGCCTGTGAATTTACCACGCATCTGTCGCGGTTTCTCAACTCCTGACTGCCCACATTGTCGGGCAATCACTCAACCCAAAATTTTCAAGCAAACCTTTTATGGAAGAAATACCACCCAACATCAACGAGAGCTTTCCGCTCCCGAGTTCACCAACCCTCGGCAAAGTTTTTGCCGCGATCGCCAAAGCGCAACGCGCTATGGGCCCGGCGCTGAAAGGCGCTGTAAACCCGCACCTCAAAAGTAAGTATGCCGATCTCGCTAGCGTTCAGGCTGCCTGTATTCCGGCGCTGAACGAAGCCGGACTGGCAGTCATTCAGGCACCCGAGGTCAATGGATCCAGCGTTAAAACTTGGACCATATTTGGTCACGCTGAGTCCGGCGAATGGATCGGCCAGGGCGTCAACATTACGGCATCAAAGGCCGACGCTCAAGGCATTGGCTCAGCTATCACTTATGGCGCTCGGTACGGGTTAGCTCGGATGGCTGGCATCCAAATGGAGGACGATGACGGCAATGCCGCATCTGGAAACGCTGTTCAGGTTAAGCCGACAGCGAGCAACGCTGTGCCAGTTAGCGCCGCTCCGAAGCAACAGGAGCCGGTTGAGTGGGAGCACCAACTGCAAGCCGTTGAGCGCATCGCTCGTGCGCATTCAATTGATGGCCTTATGGACGCCGCAAAATGGATCGCTTCCAAAACTCCACCGGAAGCGTCTGCCGTGCAGCTCCGCGAATTAGTCAGCAAGAAAACCAAACAACTCAAACAAGCCTAAAATGTTATCAATTCCCACACCCAAAGAAGACGCCGGTTCATCACCCGGTGAATACGCTGGCAAAGTAATCAGTGCGCTTGAGACGATAAGTAAACCAAAGTTTGACGGCGAAGGAAATCAAGTTGGTGAAAACCCAATGCTCAAGCTCGAGGTTGCGGTGCCGGGTTTTAGCAGGCCATTCACCAGCTATGTGACCTTCACCGAAAAGGCGGCATACAAAGTCCGCGAATTTGCAAAGGCGATGGGCCTGAATACCTCAGGCGATCAAATTCAAGTTTCGGAAGAGTCCTGCATTGGCCGTCGTTGCCGAGTGGTTTTGGATCACGGGAACAACATCAATGAGAAAACCGGGAAAGGTTATCTCGAAATTAAAGAGTGGTTGCCCGCAGAGGAGCCACAGGCAGCGCTCCCTGAGCCGCAGAATTACAGGCAGGTGCTGAGCGTTGCTCATCCTCGCAAGAAGGCATCCAACGTAATCACGCATGAGCAGTTGGCTGATGCTGATGAGATCCCTTTTTAGCATGAACCGAGGGGCGCGACTCGGCCACAACGCGCCATCAACTTGGCTTAGTTGACTCCGTTAAAATGAAAATTGAAGGAATTGTGATGGGCGTTGGTGCCCCAAATGACACCAAGAAAGCTGGCAAAACAATGTGTGCAATTATTTTGACGCACGAGCTTGGATTCATTCGCATTTATCCAATACCAGCTATTGAACGGTTCCCTGTTTGGTCAACAGTGTCGCTTGAAATTGAAAACGGAAACGATCCGCGAGCAAATTCTTACCGGCTGTTGAATTGGACATTTTCCAGTAAAATTGAAGACGCTAATCAAAAGCGGGAAATCCTTAACGAGTGCGTTATTAAATCTGGCACCACAGATCCGATGGATTATCAAAATATCAATCGGCAAAGCATCTTTTTAACAAAGATGGAATGGGGAAACCTAGAAGGCACCATTAGTCAAAAGGTTCCTCATCATATTTCCGAAAACGATGAAGAGTGGGGCTGGATTGTAACTCAAGGAAAACATTGGCATAAGCCATATATTCGGTGGTCTTCACAACAGGGCAAAACTCATCTTTCACATCTCGGCGGCAGAGAGGTTTATGAAGGTCTAAGAAACAATCCAAGCAATCCCTGGAACTTGATGAACAATCTTCAAATAAACAACCCCGATTATGAAATTTGGGGGTTGATGGGCAATCAAAAGGACCATCAAAACGTGTGGTTGTGTGTTCACCTTCATCGGTTAAAAAAATCAATGAGCGGTTCTATCCCGCTCTTCTCGCATCCAATAATTGGAAAAACCGCAGCTTGGCCATACGAGAAGCAGCAAACCACCAATGTGCTGATTGTAGACAACCATCCCGAGTTGTTCACCATGAACGATATGACTTTTCCATTCAACCGTGGGAATCTAGCGATGGCGAATTAACGCCGCTTTGTCATGGCTGCCATCAAAAAAGACATTTCAAATTATGAAAAAACACAAATTCAATATCTTCCCAGAAGCAAAAGCTGAAGACTTTAGTCGGCTACTTGAGGACATTTGTGAGAATGGGTTCGATAGCAAACAACCCATTGTAATTTATGAAGGGGAAATCCTAGACGGCTGGAACCGACAACGCGCTTGTGATCATTTCGGAATACAACCGGTCTACACAACCTTTGAAGGAACTGATGCAGAAGCCATCGCTTTTGTGATGCGGACCAACAAGCGTCGGAACCTCAACTCTGGTCAATGGGCCACCGTTGCTGTTGAGGCTGAAGCCGTGATGGAGGCGATTGCGGAGGCCGTCGAGCGGGAGAAAGCGCGCAAGAATGCTGAAGAAAAGCAGGCGCGAGACGCCGGTGAGGTTAGGGAAATAATTTCCGAACCTCAAAATCCAGACGCCAACACAACGGCTCACAAAGCCGCTGAGCTCTTCAACACAAACAGTACCTACGTCAAGCAAGCTGCAAAGATTAAGCAGGCTGCTCCTGAGGTTTTCGAGAAGGTCAAAGCAGGAACAATGACCATGCAGGACGCCAACAGGGCGGTGCGTGCAATTCCGACCTCGCCCTGGCTTGACGATGAAACTGAGCGCAGGTCCAAGGTTGCGGTCAATGGCGAGTGCGTTGTCGCCAATCAGGAGCGGGACAAGAACCTTATTCAATGGGCAGAGAGTCACCGTTTGGCCCTTCGCGTAGATCGAGGAAGCGTTTATGGGAACCCGTTTATTTTAGGCTCGGACGGCGATAGAGACGCAGTTTGCGACGCCTATCAAACGCACTACTTGCCAAACAAGCCTTCAATTCAAGACGCGATGTTGGAGTGGGATTCGCCAAGGGTTCTGATTTGTCATTGTTACCCAGAGCGCTGCCATGCAGATAGCCTGGCAGAGGCATGGAATAAAGGGTTGGGCAATGACTGAGCCCGACCTAGTCGAAGCTTATCGCATAGCCAAGGAGCTCGCCGACGCGACCCAATTTGTCGACCTCGTCCCAATTGATCCGGCCACCGGCACTCTCGCCCAGGCACTCAAGATTTTCGCAGGCACCCTGCACGCAGCGCCACCCAAGTGTTTTGACTATCTAAAGCAAAATGAACGCGCAGAGTAACGACCAAAACGCCGAACGCGGTGCGCTCTCTTGCCTGCTCAATGACTTGCAAAAGAGCATGCAAATTGCCACCGAAAATGGCATTTCGACTCAGAGTTTCTACAACCCGGATCATGCTGCGCTCTTTGGCGAGTTGCTTCGAGTGTCCCAGTCCGGTGGCGAAGCTGATCCAGTGTCTCTGGCGACCTTTATGGGCTCCCGAGGTTGGACCATGGCTCAACTTACCGAGCTTTGGGTGGAGTGTCCGATCATTGGTGGCTTTGCCGGTTGGTGCCACACGCTTCAAAAGTGTGAGCAATGGCGAGGACTCAACACAGCGCTGAATGCTGCTCAAAGCGATCTTGGCGGCGATATCGACACAGCGCTTGAGTCGTTACGCGATGACGTGGAGCGCCTGCAAAAAGGCAAGGTTCAGAAGATCCGGCAGCAGACCGTCCGCGAGCTGTTAGACTTCAACCAAGCCGCCGACCCAGACTGGCTACTCGGCAAAAATCGGTGGTTGTGCAAGGGCGGGTCGCTGATGATCGCTGGCTCGACCGGCATTGGTAAAAGTTCGCTCAACATGCAGCTAGCAATTTGTTGGGCGATGTGGGACCAGCTCGACGAAATCGCGCTGCAAACGCTGGCGTTTAACATTCCCGCTCGGCGGGCGCTCAGCTCGTTAATTATCCAGGCTGAAAACGACCTTGGTGATATGGCAGACACTCTCCGAGGCGTTCTCAAGCATGAAATGGTCGCCAGCCAAATGACACCAGCAAAGGAGCAGTTGCTTGGGCAAAGACTCACTATCATTCGGGAAAATGAAACGTCCGGTGCTGAGTTTTTGGTCATCGTTCGAGGACATATCCACCGTTACAAACCCGACATCGTTTGGATCGATCCGATAATGAACTACATCGGCGGGGACATGAGCGACCAAGAGACGGCATCTAGTTTTTGTCATGCGCTCAACAGGATCAGCAACGAGACCGGCGTGTTGTTTGTGCTCATCAACCACGTTCCGAAGCCCGTGAAGGATGCCAAGCCCGGGGCTTACTCGTCTTACGGCTCCAGCGCATGGGCCAACTGGGCGCGAGACGTTTTGACGGTAGACCGAGTCGAAGCCGAGGAAGGTGCGCCTCCCACATTTCGCCTGGCTGCGACTAAGCGCCGAACTCGGGCTGGGATGATGAATTGGGAGCCCCCTCACAAGGATGCCGCAGAGATTTTCATTCGGCACGCCAAGGTACCACGCCTTGAAGGCAATTATTGGGCCCAGACAGGCCCGCCCCAGATTGACGCAGACGCTAAAGGAAAGAAGGAGAAAGCGAAATGAAACGCACTACGAAGGATGGACCATTTGGTTGGTTTAACCACGAAACCCTTTTGGGCGTTGCTGCTCTTGGTGGCGAACGTGTCGCGGTTTACATCGCGCTTTGCCACTTTGAGAGCCGAGATATTGAAAAGAAAGAGTCGTTTTCAGCAAGTCGCGAACAATTGGCGAAGGTTGCAGGAGTTGGTGTGCGCACCGTAACTCGTTGTTTATCGGATCTTATAAAAGGTGGATTTGTAGCGGTAAGATCTGGGCGAAATTTACACGAAATTCATTCTCGCAACAGGTACACATTGCAGAGCGCATCACGGGCCACAGAGGCCCACTTAAATGGGCCAGAGTGGCCCATTAACATGGGCCAGAGTGGCCCTACTAATGGGCCAGAGAGGCCCGACCCCTGTGGGCCAGAGAGGCCCACTATAAAGAAAGAAAGAAATATAGAGCCCGGGCCCTCAAGGCCCCGGGACTCTATAGAAGAAGAAAAGAAAGCCAGCCACGAGAATATGCCAGGCTTGAGGCCTGCCAATTCTCAGCCCGAAGAAAATGTGGTGCCCGTCGACTTCAACCCAATACCAGCTTGTTTTCGCAACAAAGCTTTGATGGAAAGATTATGAGTAACGAAGAAATTATTAGCGAATTAAAGGCAGCTTGCGTGGCGAAGGATAAAGAAATTTTATCACTTAACAACCTGCTGCAAAAGTTTGTTACCAAATGCGAAAAAGAGGCAGTGCAACGTGAAGCACTACGCCAAGCAGCATTTGGTGAGCTGTGTGGTATCGAGCTCGGGGAAATACTTGACCTTAGCGGACTGGAGGAGCGCGAATGAGCGAGATCATTCCACAAACCGTCCTGAGTTTAACCGGCCCAGGCTATGGACTCAGTTTGAAGCTCGAAGCCATTGAGCTGAAGAAAAGCCTTTTGGCCCTTTCTGCGCCAATTTTATCCGTGACGTCTACCGAAGATCTTGATGCTGCTCGAGTGGTCGTCAAAGAGCTTGCTGCTTTTCGAGTTCAACTTGAAAAGTCAAGGAAGGCAGTCAAAGAGCCGGTCATTGAGCTTGGCCGTAAAATTGACGAAGCGGCTGAAAAGTTTGGTGAAGACTGCGCACGCGAAGAAAAGCGCATCACGGTGCTTGGGCAGGCTTACGCTGCCGAGCAAGAGCGCAAACGACGAGATGCAGCCGAGCGTGAGCGAAAAGCAGCAGAAGAGGCAGCTAGGGCCGCAGCCGAAGAAGCCCGACGCATTGAAGCAATAGCAGCAGCCGAGAGGGCGCGAATTGCTGCCGAAGCGCAACAAGTCGAAACGCGTCAAGCCGATTTGGCTCGTCAAGATCAGGCAGCAGCAGCCGAGCGTCTAGCAGCCGAGCAGGCAATGGCTAGGGCCGAAGCGCAGGCAAAATTAGCGCTTGAGGCGACCCGGTTTGTCGCACCTGCCGTGGCAGGGACAAAAGCGGTGTTGGACTACGAGATCGAGGACATCCACGCGCTTTACGAGCAGATGCCAGGGCTTGTTGAACTCAGTCCAAGGCGTCGGGAAATTTTGGCAATGCTGGAGCGCGTCTCGGCGTACGAAGAAGTCCCAGTGATCGCCGGGCTAAAAGTTGTGCAAAAGCTAAAATTAAAATGAAACGTCACATAGGACTAATCGGGCTTGCGGGCTCGGGTAAAGATACGGCGGCACTAGCACTCATGGACCGAGGCTGGAAACGGGTGGCATTTGCCGACGCTTTAAAGGGTCGGGCAATATACCTTGGATGGGACGGACGCAAGGACGACAGAGGGCGTCGGCTGCTTTGCGATCTTGGCATGGCGATGCGGGCATATGAGCCGGAACACTGGATCAATCACGCACGGGCGGCAATGCGTGGCAGGCCATGCGTGTTTACCGATGTGAGGTTTCAAAACGAAACCGACTTCATCCGCGCTGAGGGCGGGATCATCGTCCGGGTGGTACGCGAGGGGTTGGAGGTTGGCAATCACGAGTCAGAGGCCGGGCAACTGGCGATTCGCAGCGACCAGAGCATAATCAATGACGGCAGCATTGAGCACCTGCACGCGCAGTTGTTGGAAATTGTGGAGGCAAATTTATGAACGAAAATAACGATAACAAAACATTAAGCCGCATTGACCCCTACGTGCGTGATTTTGCCCAGTCACCCGACGACACCACGCTGCTGTGCGTGCTGCGGCTTCTAGCGGTCTGCTACGAGCTCAAAGCGGACGAAATGCACAGGGCCATTGAACGTGAGGAGGAAAAAAACAAATGACCGACGAACAGATCAACGCGGCAATTGCGGAGGCTTGTGGGTGGAATTATAAGCCAGTAAATTGTGGAGGAGCTGACTTTTGCACCGATCTAAACGCGATGCACCAAGCGGAGGAAACTCTCCCGGATGGCGAGTTGTGGACGATGAAGTACAATCTGCCGTCGCAGGGAGGGCTTGAGTTTAGGTCAACAGCCAGACAACGCGCAGAAGCGTTTTTGCGGACGCTGGGACTTTGGGAGGCGCCAAAATGAAGAAAGCTGAATTACAAGCGGAGTTAAAGCGCATGACGAGTCGTTCAGATGAACATCTACAAAATTACATGCATATGCTCTGCCGTGTTGAGACTTTGACAACCGAGCTGAGAGAGGCAAGAAGCGCCCTGCAACGCTTGGCTGACTGTGACTGGACGATAACGCCGCATGATCGCATGGACGCGGTGCGGGCTATTGCGCGGGAGGCGTTGAAATGAGCACCTCAACAGCAACCATAGCATCGGCTCTCCGCATCTTGGCCAACGACATTCAGTCGCCCGACGATGTGCCCTCGCTGTGTCTTATGGAGGCAGCGGACCGCCTAGAGCAGCTAGAGCGCACCATTGCCGAGCAGTCAAAGATCATTGCCAATTACCAACCATGAACTCTCGTCAATTTATCCCCATGGATCGTCGCGTTGCTCGGTTTCCTCCCGGTGGTTTTGACGACGTACGTAAAGCTCTTGAACTTTGGCAGAAGAAAATTTCTGAGCCTGTTGGGTGGCGTCGTAGGCTGAAAGGAGCAGCCAAACCGGCGTTGACAGGCAGTTAGGGGAGATGAACAAAATGAACGGGCAACTTCTAGTCACTCGCACTCTTGGTTCTCCGTTTTTTCGTCGCCGCCTGCCAGACTACGAAGACTTTGCCGCCACAATTCTCCAGGCTAAATTGGACGGCAAGATCTGGACGGCAGAACCCAGCCCAGCCCCAAAAGTGCCCGAAAAAAGAGCAAAATGCAAATGCGCAGTGTGCGGTCAGCAATTTCTGGGTTGGAAAACCACAAACAAAAGCTGCGGACGTAAATGCCTTAACGCACTGCGCAAAATGTCTAAATCTTGTACTGGTTTGACAAATAGTGCAGAAAAAAACACCACCACCGTGGATAAGGAATCTTTTTGACGCGCTAAAGACAGGTCCCTGCTAAAGCAGTAGCCTTTGATCTTATGTGTGGAGTTTTAAGTGACAAGTGACAAATGCCACGTAATACGAAGTAAAACATGCCCATTGCTACATTAACTTTTGATCTGTCCGACCCGGATGAAGCTGAGGAGCACCTTCTTGCTGTTAAGGGCCGAGATTCTCGTTTTTGCCTTCAGGAATTGGACGAGAATTTGCGCGGAGCTTTGAAGTATCACCCGGAAGGACGGGATGACCTTGGGACCTTTCCGTTAGACGAGCGGACCGTGAGTTGGGTTCGCAAGTGTTTGGGAGAAATTGTTCAGGACGCAAATCTTCCTGAAGTTTAACTGAATTTCGTTATGCGAGACGCCCCGCTGGAGGGTGGAAAATGCCCAGACAGGAACGCCGCTGATACCCGTGAGGCGTGACAATTCGGAGAGACGATTATTATTCCTCCAATTGGAGCGCGACACCTGCGAAGGGGCTTCATGCCTCTAAGGTTTGATTGGCGAAAGCTGGTTGAATCAGTGGTGTGACACTGGGAGAGACCGGGCAATTTATGCCGACGCCATGAAATCTATTCGCCTATCACCAACCTGCATCGTTTCTGGCCCTGAGGTAATCGGTGCCGAAATATGCGTCAAAGGCCGGTGGTGGCGTTTTGATTATTCCTATTACATCGGGCCTCTTTGGCTCAAGAAAAACGGAGAAGCCCGTACATGCCAGAACCCAAACCGTGCAGTCTGGGAGGAGTTTATCAAATGGCGAGCGCTTTATGAGGCAACGGGCTTTGTCACGGGAGTTCGTAACAAACGGAGAATATCGGGTCAGTCTATTTTCCTACCTTGTCCATCGAAACCCCCGGCTCTGGTGACAAGTGACAATGTTGACAGGTGACAGTTAGGTGTGCCGAAAGAGAAACCCCCGAAAAAGAAAAACCCCATCCCCGAGATCGCTGCGGCTTGGGGCGTTGGTCGGCCTTACGTTTACAAGCTCGTGGCTCGCGGGCTGGACACATCGAGCGTTGAAGCGGCGACCGCTTGGCGAAACGCAAACGCCAAACTCGGCGTTGGGTACCGGTCGAAGGGGCCAGCGCCAGCGTCAACGGAAGGGGCGGCACCAACTTCGGCCTCGCAGCCAGACTCGCAGCCAATTGCATCAAAAAAAGTCAAAACTCCCATTTCCCTAGAGTCGCTGGAGGAAAGTTTGGCAATGGCCATTCAAGTCGAAGCTCTATGCGCTCAGGCTGTGATCCAAAACCACCAAGCCGCAGCATCGCAAAATTACGTTAACAGTTACAACAAGGCCCATCAAAATAGGGTTCAAACCGAAACTGCCATCCTCAAGTTGCAGATGCAACGAAAGGAGCTCATCTCAATTGACGCCGCTCGACAGATCATCTCTCGTGCCTGGTTGCCAATGCTCGCTCGGTTACGGAGCGTCGCACGTCGAGTGGCTGCAAAAGCCAACCCAAGCGACGATGTGCTGGCCGAAATGATGATCACCGAAGAAATCGAACAGTGCATTGAAGAAAGCCAAGCAGCGTATGAGCAAGCCTGCTGATATTCCCGGCGTCGCTGCATTATCGGCCTCGATGTGGCAAGTTCTGGGGCGTGCTCCGGACATGCCGGTTTGGCAGTGGCTTGAGAACAACGTCACACTGACTGAGCGCGAGACGGCAACGCCCGGTCCATTTCGGACTTTGCTTCGTCCGTACGTTCGCGAACCGTTGGAGGCTTTTCGCAACCGAAACGTCACCGACCTGTCACTCTGCTGGGGCACTCAAACCGGTAAGACGATGGTCATCATGGGAGGCGCAGCTTACAAAATTGTAAACGATGCCATGAATACCTTATGGGTCATGCCAAATGCTGACCTGTGCAAAAGCTTTTCGCGAAACCGTTGGCAACCGATGGTGGAGAATTGCTTTCCACTAAAACTTCAAAAGCCCAAAGACCGGTTCCTTTGGAAAACAATGGAACAGTTCTTCCACAAGACCACATTGACTTTTGTCGGATCCAATTCGCCAGCAAACCTTGCATCACGACCGGCGGGGCTGCTCCTGCTCGACGAGATCGACAAGTATGAGCTCAAGGGCGACAAGGAAGCCGGTGCTCTTCAGAATGCCGAGGAGCGCACCAAGACGTTCCCCTACCCTCTCCGGGTAAAAACATCGACACCGACCACGGCTCACGGTGAAATTTGGCGAGAGTTTCTTTCGGGAGACCAGCGTTTCTTTTACGTCCCGTGCCCAAATTGTAAAGAGATGATCCGGTTGGAATGGGCGAATGTTCGCTGGTGGGATAAAGACGAGTCGGAGAGCAAAATCGACGGTGAATGGAATTTGGAACTGGTACGTCGAAACACTTATTACCGATGCCAGCACTGCGAGTTTCACGTTCGCGACGGCCAAAAAACGGCCATGTTGCGCGACGGTGAATGGCGAGCGCACAATCTCAACGCTTCACCCGGGCGGCGCTCGTATCACCTCAATTCGCTCTACGCGGCCTTGAAAGAAACCACTTGGGGCAATTTGGCCGTGAAATGGCTTCAAACTAAAAGTTCAATGACGCGACGCCACGCATTCATCAACTCGACGCTCGCGGAAGTCTGGGACGACGAACGCGCAACGGACGATACGCCGGTGCATACAACGGTCTTTGCGCTGGGCGACCTGCCAACAACGCGCATTCCTATTATGACCATCGACTGTCAGGAAGGCCACTATTGGGCGCTGATTCGATATTGGGGGCGCGGCTCTGAAAGTTGGTTAATTTGGGAGGGGCGTGTGGAAACAAGCGAAGAGCTGGAGGCATTACAGGCTGAGCATCAAGTTGAGCCGCATCGAGTCGGGATCGACATGGCGCACCGGCCTAACGAGTCAGCCAGGCTAATTGTCAAAAACGGTTGGCGCGGCCTGTGGGGATCGGACAAGAAAGGCTTTTCCCACACGTTGGGAAACGGAGCTCGGGTCATTCGAGACTTTTCGCCGGTACAATATCGCGATCCTCACGTCGGAACCGTCCATCAAAGCGACACCAACCAACGCGCAATGTACATTTTTTGGTCAAACGACCGAGTTAAGGACCGGCTGGAAATTCTGCGACACACTCAGCCAACAAAATTTCATGTGCCTTCTACCGTCAGTAACCACTACATCCGGCAGATAAACTCAGAGATAAAAATGACGCGCATCGCTCCCATCACCGGGCGGCTAGTTCACTATTGGAAACAGATTCGGAAAGACAACCATCTACGCGACACGGAGCTCATGGGGTTGGCAATGGCGCTCGCAGGCGGAATTTTGGAGGACGAAACAATGGATGCGACGGACACTCAGCAGGCCACCGGATACATTCGAGAAGCTCCAACATCAGAGCCGGACGAACAACAACTCGGAGATGAGTTCGGCGAGCAAGATTGACACTTTAACAGTGTAGCATGAAGCCACACGCAGAAGACGCGACCATCGCCAAGGGCACAATCGTCTCTCCAAAACTCGATGGTATTTACGCCAGGGCCACAAAAGACGGGCTGTTTTCCAAGTCCGGAAAAGAAATAAAGACGCAGCAGCACATCATCGAAGCGCTGCAATCGCATTTTCAGAAAAACCCGGACAGCGAACTAAAGGGCGAACTCTACAAGCACGGGCAGTCGTTCGATGACACGCTTTCGGCTTTTGCAGGTGGCAAATCAAAGCTTCAGTTCCACCTGTTTCCGACCACCGACCCAAAACCGGACGCTAGCGAGCACATCCAACACGTCAAGGGAACCGTTATCAACTCGAAGGCTCAAGCCGATGCTCATTTTGCCAAGTCCGTAGCCTCGGGGTATGAAGGCCAAGTGCTTCACTCTCCTGAAGGAGTGCAGACAAAGCGCAAGCCTTGGCAAGATGCCGAGTTCAAGGTGACCGACGCGGCAAAGGGCAAGACTCACGGCATTCTAACCGTCGAGGATAAAGACGGTGCTTCGTTCAAGGTTCAAGCTCCGGCAGCCGTGGCTCACGAAGGTTCAATCGGCAAACAGGCAACTATCTCGTACGTCCGCAAAACTGACGGTGGAGTCCCGCACGCACCGGTGTTCAAGTCCGTTCGCGACTATGAAATGTCGGCTCAGCCTCAAAAAATCATTCGCCTGTCCCCTGCCCTGGCTCACGGTATCCGGAAGCATTACAACACTTGGAAAGAAGTCGGACAGGCTGAAGACGTTGGTGCGCCGACGGCTCAGTTTGCAAGCAACGGGCGCGTTGTAGAGTTTGCTGCGCGTTTGCTTATGCTACAGTGCACAAAAGTAACGCAGAAAGCGCATTCCACCAGAGAGGGGAAAAAATGGATGAAGTGCGCCAGGCAGCCCGACGGCTCAATTAAAAAAATCCATTGGGGTCAAGCCGGTGTCAAAGTAACTGGAAAATCTGGCAACACGGCCCGCAAGAGTTCGTTCAAGGCTCGCCATGACTGCGCACACGCGAAGCCAGGATCGCCTCAAGCTCAGGCCTGCAAGGACTGGGCTTGATTCTGACTAGGTGCTCAAAATGTTTCTTAAAGCGTTTCCCTGTTTGACAGCGTTCGGAGTGCTTTTGCTGGCTTCCCAGCGCTTGTATTGAGGAACGCTCAACCCAATAAGCGCAGCCGCCTCTTGTTGAGTCAGCTTCTGAGCTTTCCGAGCATTCCACAGTTTTTCTGCAAACTGTTCTCGGTTGTTTTTAGGAGGCATTAGTTTATTCAAAGGCAATTTTTGCCAGTCCGCTTGAAAGTGAAACAATATCTCGCCCCATTTGAACGGCGTTGCATGCCCATTCAAAATGTTTTTTAGCCAGTTCCGCAGTAATCTGTACGCCTGCGCCGATTATGCTGCCAGTGCTCGGGTTAATAAAATTTGACCAATCATTTGCACGAGTATCGCAGAGAACTTGAATTTGCATTAACTTGCCCGACCCTTTTTTATTTGCCATCGCGTGGTCGATCAGCGCATTGAGTATGGCATCGTAGTAGGTGTTCAGAGAGGCTGTAAACTCCGTGGTTTCGCGATCATCAACTCCAATCCGGAAACGGTGAATTTCATGAATGCAACGATGACCGTTTGTTTGACTGGCGGAAATTTTATGTTCCATTTTTGTATTTGATTAGTTTGATGAAATTTACAGAAGCGAATAACGCGCAGAAATTTCTTTGAATTTTTCAACTGTGATTAATTTTCCAGCAAACGCAGACATAATTGCCCCAGCTGGCGTGGTAGCAACGGGTTTTTCATTGATCCACCATCCAGCAGACGTTGCTGACTCAAACAATTCAACAACGTCTGCTGGAATGTTGCGTTTTGCTGCCGTAGCAAAAAACATTGATCGTATGGTTTCTGCCCAGCTGATTTGTTTTTCTGATCCGGAGAGAGTAGGGAGAGTGTTCATGGTTGGTTGAGTTTCTGTCTGCTGGCTGTGACTCTACCAACAATTCGGACCCCCACAAGAAAAAAGTGTCAAAAAGATACTTTTATTTCATAGGCTGTTCTTGTCTCGCTAGCAGGTTGACACCCCACGTCACGACATGGGGTCAAAAAATTGGCAAGAAATCTACCGCGACGAATACGACGCGGAAGAGCTGAACGCAGAAATTGCGCGGCTCAAAGCTCAGGCGACGTTCTATACGACCCAAAACATCGGCGACAAGGGGTACACCAAAGACCTCGCTGGGATCGAAGAGCGCCTTCACGCTGCAATCCGCGTGCGTAGGGAGCGCCGGTCCGTGGACGAAATTGGCTACGGCGTGCCTGATTTTGGAGGGCTGACGCATGGATAAACCATCCGGCCCAACATTTTTGGACCGAGCAATTGGCTACATCAGCCCCAAGCTCGGCATGGAGCGGCTTGCGTACCGTGGACGCCTCAACGAATTCGCCTACGACATGGCCAATCCCGGAACTCGTCGATCGTTTTCCGGTGGCCTTGCAAAAAACGCTGCGTCCGAAAACTACAGGAGCCATCGCAACCGCATCGCGCTGATGTGGGACGCTCGCGACATGGTGCGCAACTTTGCCATTTTGCGCGGCATTGTGTCGCGCCTGGTGCAGTACACTGCCGACAAAGTCCAGTACATCGCCTCCACCGGCGACGAACAATTTGACGGCATGTACCAGGACTACTTTCACGAGTGGTGCGAGACAGCCGACATCACCGGGCGTTATCGTCTTGGCGATTTGGTCTGGCTGATGATGTGGGGAATGCTCACCGACGGCGATCACGGCTGGCTCTTTGTCGAACTCGACGAGGAAACCATAAAAATTCAGCCCATCGAAGCCGACAGAATTGGCAACCCGAACGAAAGCCTAAAAGCCAACGATACTCACTATATCGGGGGGATTCACCTAGACGACCTTGGAGCGCCGGTTTCCTACGATATCTTCAAGCGCTTTCGCTCTAACAAATACGAGCTCGAAGCGAACGTCCCGGCGGACCACTTCATTCATTTCATGGACGCCTTGCGCGTCGATCAGTATCGAGGAGTCACGCCGCTGGCGACGGCTTTGGCACCGGCCCGAGATCTTTACGACATCTATCTGACTGAAAAACAAGCGGCCAAATGGCAGTCCTCTCACGCCGGAGTTATTTCAACCTCGGATCCATTCAAGAACACGGGCGCGACTGCTTGGAACAAACAAGGTTCTGCCGCCGAAGGCCGACCAAATACCATGGCCATGGAGCCGGGCAAGATCCTGCGTCTTCCCGATGGCGAGTCGGTGAATTTCACGCCTCCAATGACTCGTCCTAACGGCGCGTTTATGAGCCTGGTCGAAGTGATGGTGCGCGAAATTTCCATGGGGCTCAACCTACCGTACGGGTTTGTTTACGACATGTCGGCGTTGAGCGGACACACCGGGCGGATTGAAATTGCGCAGGCGATGCGCACCATCAAGCGTTGGCAAAAGCTGTTGTCCGAGCGCGTACTCAACAAAGTGCGCGACACGGTGCTTTCTCGTGGCATTGCGTTGGGAAAAATACCAAGCCATCCCCGGTGGCGGGCTGGCAAATGGGGATTCGGCGCAACCTTGACGGGAGATTACAAAAACGACGTTTCGGCGAATTTGCAGCTTCTTCAAACCGGCGCTTGCACGATCTCTGACCTCATTGCCGAAGGCGGCTCCACATTTGAAGAAGTGGCTCGCAAGTCAGCTTCTGAAATGCAATTCCTTCAACGTCTGGCAGGCGAATCAAACGTACCGATTGAGCTCATTTCCAAGCGTTGGCCTGAAGCGACGCAGCTTTTGGCAGCGATCAACACGCCGCCAGAAACCCCAGAGCCTCCCGCCGGACTGATCGGTGAGCAGGGCGAAAAAGGCGTACAGCCGCTGCTCGACATCCTTGAGAAGGTCGGCACCGGAATAATGGATCGCGATTCCGCCGTGCAGACCCTCGTGAACTTGTACGGTCTGGACTACGACAAAGCCGACGCGATGGTGCCGCAGCCTCGTGAGAGCCTGCGCAAAGGCTTAGTCAGTTGACATCGCTAAAGAAATCATGACGCCTAAAATTCAATCCCTCATCGAGTTCAACTCGCGCCTCGACGCTATCCTTTTTGGTGCTTATGACTCGCTAGTAGATAACATAAACAGCGCTGAGCGACAAAGAGCTGAAATTGATAAACCCAAATTGTCTCGCGCAGATAAACTTGATATCATGCGCACTCGTCAAAGATATCTAATTGCTGACAAAAACAATTGGCCTGCAAAAATGGCAAACCCGTACGTTTTTCCGACAAGTAAAGAAGAACAATCAACATTGGATAAGCTGACAGAAAAACACAACGCATGGATGAAGGCGAACCCCGTCTAGAAATCCAAGTTGACACCGCATTTTAAGCCATGACGCCTAAGATCCAATCTCTCATCGAGCTCAACTCCCACCTCGACGCTATCCTTTTTGCGACTCAAGACGAGGACTCCACGTTGGGCAAGATCGCCAAGGGAGCGGCGACGATTGGCGCACTAGGGCTGGCCGGTTACGGCGTCAACAGCCTGCTTAAAAAGAATACCGGCAAGGGCATTGCTGACTACGCTGGGCAACTTGCTAAC